ATTCGGTGTTCGTGAAAGAGAAAGGCGACACGGTACGGATCGAAAAGTATACGCATCTGTATAGAGACAAAATCATCCGGGATTCGATCCTGAAAATCGATTCGATTCAGGTGCTTTGCCCCGTCGACAGATACGTGAACCGGTTGACCGGCCGGCAGAATTTTCAGATATGGTTGGGGCGGATCACACTCTCAATAATCGGCTTGTCGGTTCTTGTTTGGATTATCCGCGCAAAGCTTAAATAACGCGGAAGCATTTTCTCATCATACTCACTCAATTACAGTTTTTCATGATTCAGACCCGTTTTGCTTGTGAAAGTGGAACGGGTTGTTTTTATTTTTCCTCTTTTATCTTCTCCAAGAGGTTTTCAATATCGGCAATGGAGTTGATCTCATAAACTTCACCACGATATTTAATAAAGCCAAAAACATCACGAGACTTAAATAAATCCGCTATCGGGATATTTAATGATTCGGCAATGCGATTTATTGTATCTAATGACGGCATAGTTTTGCCGTTTACAATATTACTCATATTTGCTTGAGCAATTCCTACATCATCAGCAAAAGAACTGATTGACTTACCTCTTTTTTTAAGTATCTCTTTTAATCGCAGCTCCATATCACCATTTTTGCCGCAAATTTACCTTATTATATGTAATGTGTTATAAAAATAGTGGTAAATATATCGTATTTTATATATTTTTAACTTACTTTCTTTGGTTGATTATAGTATAATAACTATATTTGAACCATATTAATATAGCAATTAAGTAATAAAAATCACACATAATACAACAAAGCAATGAAAATCAAAGAAATTTTTGAAGCAGTGAAAGCAGGTCAGTACTATATGGTGAAAACCCGTGAAACAGGTAACAACACCTATGAACAAATTGCAGATAAAAAATTTGCAAAATTAGCGGAATTGACTGAACCGACTTCGAAAGACGGTACCGGCGGTATTATCTGGCAAGAATTAAACGGTTCAAAAATGTATTTGCAAATATCAGACAAACAAGCGTGGTGTATTGCTTACGCATTTGCTAAAGTTAATGACATTAAATAATCAACTTAAGTAAAAATGAGAAACAATGAAAACTTATAAACTCACAACAAACAGAAGCAGGAAGACTTACACAATCAGAGTTTTTGAAAACGGCAAATTGATCAGCAAATACCGCACAAACTCACAAGGCAGTGAATATTCAGAAAATTGGACTGAAAATGATATAAAAAATTTTCTGCGTTATTCAAATGATTATTATGTTGTAAAGTGATTAATTAAAAAACGGCTGCGCTACCGGCTTGACGGGCAAAAATTATAAAAGCTAATTTGGTGTATCGGTGAAATTTATCCGATAAATTATTTTGACTCATTCTAAATAATAAAATTTTTTTCTTATATTTGCACTAAAATACATGAAGGTGATTGTTGCTTGTTTTTTTGAGACAAAAATACGATTTTATTATGTAAAATAAAGATTATGAACATCTTAATATTAAGCATAAAGCAAAAGCATTTTGATGATATTGCTTCCGGTGTAAAGAAAATCGAAACGAGAGAAATAAGGCCGAATAATTTCTCCCGTTATTGTCGTTATCTGCATAAAGGCACCGAATATATTAACGCAGATGATATACCGGATGACGATGCCGATATAGAAGTCGTACCCGTCAAATACGACGCCGTTAAATTGCTGACAGGCAAATATACCGGTAAACGTCCTTATCTCATTATTGAAATAAAGGATTCAAAGGTATATTTTTTGAAAGACGAAAACGACGAAGAAATGACCTACGAAATCGACGGAAAAACGTATATAGCGGCTGAAATCGATTATGAATTAGGTGATGTAATAGAAAAATCGTTTTAATTCACATATTGTTTAATTTTTTTTAAATTTATTGCCGAGTCAGACAAAGAACAACATTTTCATCGTCCGGTTACAGAGGAGGGCGACAATCCGCAAGTACATCCAGCGGAGGAGCAATTGGCAGAGGCGGACGTTTTATTTCAAGAAACCAGAGATATAGAGATATAAGAGCTGCTCTTGGAACAAGTTCCGGTTGATATGAATCTCATCCGGAAAACTCAAAAATGCATAGACCGTATCAGGCAAAAAACTGATACGGTTGTGTTATTTTGTTCATTCGGTAAGGATTCATTGGTTTTGCTTGATTTACTTGCCCATGAATTCGACAAAGTGATATGTGTTTTCATGTATTTTGTGAAAGGATTGGAACACGTGGAAAAGTATATCAGGTGGGCAAAGATAAAATATCCGAATATTGAAATAGAGCAGGTTCCGCATTGGAATTTAACCTATATTTTACGAAGCGGGATGTTTTGTGTGGTAAATCCGAAAGTAAAATTGCTTAGCCTCGCAGATATGGACAAAGCCATCCGGTTAAAGTATAATGTTGATTATGTCTTTTACGGAATGAAAAAGGCGGACAGCATGAACCGCCGTTTAATGCTGAATACCTATATCGACTGTGAAAACAACGGAAAGGTTTATCCTTTAGCCGACTGGACGCAAAAAGATATTCTTTCTTATATCAAATTTCATAAAATACCAAATCCCGTACGATATTCAAAAAACGCATCCGGCGGGTGCGGCTTTAATATTGAATGCTTCCTTTGGTTGCGGGAAAACTACCCGCGGGATTTACAGGAGATATTAAAAACATTCCCGATGAGCGAAAAGATACTTTTTGAATATGACGACAAACAAAAACGATCAACATGAATTATAATCAATCGGAAACAATCATAATAAAACGTTCTCAAATAAACTTTGCGCCGTACAATCCGAAAAAACACAGTAAAGAGGCAATCAACGAACAGGCTAAAAATATTAAGCGTGTCGGTATTCTCGGTGGTATCGTGTGGAATAAAATGACCGGAAATCTTGTATCCGGTCATAAACGAACAATGGCGCTTGATAAAATCAACAAATATGACGGTACTCCTGAAACGGATTATGATATGAAAGTTGAAAAGGTCGAAATGGATGGAAAAACAGAAAAGGAACAAAACGTCTATATGGATGCCGCCTACACCAATACAATGCAGGATGTAGATTTACTTGCCGAATTAATTCCTCAAATAGATTACAAAAATGCAGGACTGACAGAGGAAGATTTGAGCATAATCGGCGTTGATTATTTATTTCAAACAGATGAAGAGACCGCCATAGCTTCTGAATTGGATAATCTGATGTCCGGTACAAATGGACAAAAAACAGCCGAAAAAGAAGCAAAGAAAGCAGCCGTAAAAGCAATGAAGGAAGAAATAAAGCAAAAGGCGAATGAGAAAGTGCAGGATATGGTTGCTTATATAATGATCTCCTTTGATTCATCGCAGGCAAAAGAGGCCTTTATGCGGCGTTTCGGATACGATAAAAGAGAGAAATACATTAAAGGGGAGGCATTCTCTGAGATGATAGAACGGATCGGTTAACGTACAAACTTCACACTTCGCGCGTGTATGGGAAAGCGTCCGAACATAGATGATTTTGAAAAAGTATGCAATGCAAAAGGCGGCATTGTGTCGAATATAGCTTCTGTTTTTAGAGTAAAACGCAGAAGCGTATACGATTGGTGCGGAAAATACCCGAAATACAAAGAGGCGTTGGATAATTCCCGCGATGTATTTCTTGATATGGCAGAGACAAACTTACAAACGCTTGTAAAAGGAATACCGAATATCAGAGAAGAAGCTGACGGGACGAAAATATTTGACGGCTGGCAGGTTCCGCCAAGCGAATCAGCTATTTTATTTGTGCTGAGAACTATCGGGAAAAAGCGCGGATACACGGAAAAGCAGGAAGTCGACATTAATAATAATGTTAAGGGAAGTATATCCGTTGAAGAATGGATTAAGACCAGAGATAACAATAATGATAATTCCACAGAAAATATATGATCCGCTATATACGAATAAGGATAAATTCATAATTCTTGTCACAGGCGGAAGAGGAAGCGGCAAGTCGTTCAATGTATCCACTTTTATCGAACGACTTTCGTTCCAAAGCGGACATGTCATCCTTTACTCCCGCTACACGATGGTTTCGGCGTCTATTTCCATTATTCCCGAATTTTTGGAAAAAATGGAAATAGACGGTTCGGGGATATTTTTCGAGGTTACAAGCATGGATATTATCAATAAATATTCTGGAAGCAAAATACTTTTCAGAGGTATAAAAACGTCTTCGGGGAACCAGACGGCAAAACTCAAATCAATTCAAGGGTTGACCACCTTTGTTTGTGATGAAGCCGAAGAGTGGGCAAGCGAAAATGATTTTGATAAAATCATACTGTCCATTCGTCAGCCGAATATTCAAAATCGTGTTATCATCATAATGAACCCGACGGATGTAAACCATTTCATTTATAAAAAATACATTGAAAAAACATATAAACAGGTAACCATTGACGGGGTAGACGTGCAGATAAGCACACATCCGAACGTATTGCATATTCATACGACATACCTTGACAATCTCAAAAATTTAGGGAAGAATTTTATCGATGAAGTGCGGGAAATCAAAAATCAGGATCCCCAAAAATACGCGCATGTCATTATGGGACGATGGGCGGATATTTCGGAAGGTGTTATTTTCAAAAAAATAGAGATTGTCGATGAAATTCCTGAATATGTAAAAAAGCGGGGAGTCGGCATCGACTATGGTTTTACAAACGATCCGACGGCAATAATAGAATGTGCATTATATGGTAATGATTTGTATTTAAATGAATTATGCTATAAAACGCGCATGCTGGCAAAGAATATTATCGATGTTTTAAAGCCGTTAAAAATGAAAGTAATGTCAGAAAGCGCAGACCCGCGTTTAATACAGGAGATAGCCAATGCCGGGATATTGATTTATCCTGTCGATAAATATCAAGGATCAATTATGGCCGGAATCGGCAAAATGCTTGAAATGAACATACGGGTTACGGGAACCTCATTAAATATTTTATATGAGTTTAGAAATTATACATGGGATAAAGATAAGGACGGCAATTTTATAAATCAACCGGTTGACAAGTATAATCACGGAATTGACGCATCACGATATTGGGTGCTCGGAGAAATATTGGGGAAAATAAGCATATTCAATGACACAAAAACAGAATCATGGCACAAAAAATAATATTTGCCAAGCCGCTTCCGGAAAACTTTGTATTCATCATTGTTTTTGAACGGGAAGGGGAAATATATCTGGATGATGCCTTCTTTGCGGATAACGCGAAAGAATTGAACCGAAAAATAGCCGAAAACATATCAGGCATAGAAAATGTACGGTATGACGTTTCGGTGTTTATGCAGGAAGGAAAAGATCTGAGAACATTAATTCCGGATGTGCATGTTTTCTGCTACACGCCGAAGAAAAAGCTCAATGAAAGAATTGCATCGCAAACCGAATGGCTGAAAGAGCATTTGATTATCGATAATGAGTATGGACATCCGGATTACATCCGGTTTGTCGGATCGGTCAAAGAATACGGCCGTGAAGATAAAACATGCAACACCATTGCCGTGGACATATTATCGGATGTCGCAAAATATTTCAGACGAATCATCGGGTATGAATAATTTTAAAAATATTATTTAGAATGTTTCCGGATAACAAAAATATCATTACTTTTGCCGAAAAAGATGACGTGCGTTGCCCGAATTGCAAAAAGCTGCTTTTAAGGCAACGGGTGGCGAGGGGAATACAGGAAATAGTGTGTGTCCGTTGCGGATTCAGATTTGAAATAGTCGACGGAAATATCAAAATGATACAAAACAATGCCATAAATGCGGATTCAGTAAAGTAGGGAATCCGACATTTTGTAAGCAGGAATATAATTTAGAGCTCAAGACAGCCGATTTTCATAATAATGTGAAATCGGCTGTCTTTTTATTATGTGGCTATACGATAAGATAAAAAAATTATTCGATCCGGATACGAATGATCCGGATACGAATGATTCAGATGCGAAGAACAGCGATTCGGATATTCCCGTAAGATTACAGCGAAGGAATAATGATTATTCTTTCCTGTTTGACTCCGGAATACCGTTCGTTGCCGACAGAAATTTTATAACGCTCTTTGAAACGGTTCCGGAAGTTGCATTTCCCGTGTTATATATATCCGACCGGATTGCAGGCGGAAATTATCAACTCAAAAGAACAAAAGATGATTCCGTGATCTGGGATAATGAACAGATAAACAAACTGCTGAATAATCCGAACAGCATATCTAATTTCAGCGAATTTATAAAAACATATTACTGTTATTATTATGTAACCGGGAACGCTTATATCGAAGCTTCAATATCGGATACATTTTCTAAAAAGGGGGAAATATGGGAATGGTGCGATAATTATTGGGTACTCCCGTCAAACCGCATCACGATAAATACGCCGTTATATGTCCCGCTGTTTTCAAACGCAGAAAGGGATAAAATTATAAAATCGTACAGGCTGACTGTAAACGGACAGATGCGGGACATAAACCCGAATGCGGTTCTGCATAAAAAAGAAATAAACCTGTCGATAACCGATAATTTTTTGCAGGGGAAAAGCCGTCTGGCATCCCGGATGATGCCCGTATCGAATCTGATTTCCGTATACGAAGCGCGAAATGTGATCTATACAAAAAGGGGGGCGTTGGGCGCAATCGTAAACAGGCAAAGAGACGAATCCGGCGACGTTCTTTTGACACCGAAGGAAAAAGATGAAATAAGAAAAGAAAATCTGGAGATTTACGGATTGCGAAAAGACAAATCTCCGGTTGCAATCATTAACCACCCGGTTGATTTTGTCCGGATGAATATGTCGATCCGGGAATTGATGCCGTTCGAGGAAACTTTTGAGGATGCGATACAGATAGCGGCCGCATACGGAATACCTTCCATTCTGGTTACGCGAAAGGATCAAGGCACTTATTCAAATCAACCGACAGCCGAAAGATCGGTCTATTCATCCATAATCATTCCGGAGGCGAAAAGATTCTGCAATGAGTTGTCTTCGTTTCTCGGACTTGAAAAAAGCGGAATGTATCTGGATGTAGACTTCTCCCACATAGCCGTAATGAAGGAAGGATTTAAAGAAGAGCAGCAGACAAAAGCACTCACATCGGAAAAATGCGGAAAGGAATTTTTGAGCGGAATAATAACATTGAATGATTGGCGTGCCCAAATCGGGGAATCAAAAGTGGAAGATCCGATATACTCGAAATTAATTCTTCAAATGGATGATAAAGAATTAGACAGGATAAGAACAATTTTAACGATTCAATCAAATGGAAGAATTGAAAATCAAAACATACAGAACTAAGACAAGTGATGTAGACGAGATAAAAGGCATTGTTTCCGTTGCGGTAAACGGGATCGGGATAAAAGATGCCGACGGGGATATTTCCGATAAGGGTTCTTTCAACAAGACCTTGAAAGAGAATTTCAGTCGTGTCAAATGGTTTCTGAATCACGATAAGACAAAATTACTCGGATGTCCGATTGAGGGAAAAGAGGAAAATAACAATCTTGTCATGACAGGCCGATTGAATCTGAAAAAAGAAATCGGACGGGATATATTGGAGGATTATAAGTTATACGCCGAGTACGGTAAAACGCTTGAACACTCCATAGGGGTAAAAGCCGTCAAGCGGGATGAAAGCGACAAATCGATTGTTAAAGAATGGTCGCTGTGGGAATATTCCACGCTTACCAATTGGGGGGCCAATCCGAATACCTATTTAATCGACATCAAAGAAGAAAAGGACATCAACTATCATGTAAAGATGATCGAAAAAGCTTTGGGGATGAGATATTCCGATGAGCGGTTAAAATCACTTGAATATAATTTGGAAATCATAAAAAAAGCGGTTATGGGAAATAATATGGTAAAATGCGGTCATTGCGGACTTATATTCGATTACGACAGTGTTCCGGAAGAAACGCTGGAATCGCAGATAATCGATACCGTCGGAGATTATGTACGGTGGGAAACGGAAGGAATAGTAAGTCAGGAAATACGGAAATTACGCCCCGAAATTCAAGAACGGGTTTTGAACATCATCGAATCGAAAAAGTCAATAGATGATTTGTCATCATATGTGCATTGCCCGAAATGCTATACGAGAATATACAGATCAAGCATTATATCCGTTGAGCCGCCCGAAGGCACTCAGCAAAAACAAAGCCGTCATACAGGCACTTTGGGATTAAAGGATATTTCAAAATATTTAACAGATTAATAATTAAAAAACATGGCAGAAAAAACTATTTCATTCGTCGGTTTTGCGAAAAAAGAATCGGAGCTGACAACAGAAGAAAAACAAACACTCGGAAATATCGAGAAGCAGGTGAACGGTGCCGTTACTTCTCTTTTGGAAAAATCCAATCAGGAGGTTGATTCGCGTTTTAAGGAGTTTGAGACAAAACTGGACAAAATGAACCAATCCGGCAGCATGGATGAATTTTTGAAAGAGTTAAAATCATTCAAGGATGATTTAAAAAGTTTGAACAAAGAAGTTGCGGACGTGAAAGCCGGGGGGATAAACATTTACGACAATGAGAATCCGCTTTTCAAGCAAATCGACGAAATCTATGAGTCGGAGAAGTTTAAGAGCTTTATGGAAGGAAAAACAAAAAGCTCCGGGAAAATCGAATTGAAGCTGAAGGATGCCGTAACAAGCATAACGAATAATTACACCGGAGACCGGTTGATTACGCAACAATCTCCGCGAGTGGTTCCGCTGGTAAACGAACGCAGCCTGAATATTCGTGATCTGATGATTGTTGACCGCGGGGAAGATGCTTTTCCGGCAATGTCTTTCACTCAAATTTACGACCTCGACCGTAATGCCGCAAATGTATCCGAGAACGGAAGACTGCCTAAATCATCTTTCAAAATCAGGGAAGAACATACCGATGCCCGCCGTATCGGTACTTATCTCGACATCAGCCGGCGACTGCTGAAATCCAGAATATATGTACGTTCCTTCATTGTCAACCGTCTGCCTTTATGGGTGCGAATGGCAGAAGATTTCCAGATTATGTTCGGAGACGGACAGGGCGATACCAATTTGAAGGGAATCACAAGATATGAAGGCGTAAAATGCGTTTCAAAATACATAACGGAGAATATTGTCACAGGCGGAGCGGGAAGCGTTAAGTCCGTATCGGGTTATGCCGACGGAAATGAAACCATGGTTGAATTTTCATCCCCTCAAAACAAGATTGAAACAGGGCAGAAAATAACTTTCGCAAATGCCGGGACAGGTCTTGACGGGACGTTTACGGTAAAGAAAATGAATGACAATAACATTGTCGTGGAGGCTCCTTATTCCGACGCCGTCGCAGAGGATATTACATTTGAGGTGAGAAATGATTTCTTCAACAATACGGAGGCTCCGAATATCAGCGATGCGGTTGCAGCCATTTTCGCGCTGATGACTTATGCGGAATACACGCCCAATTTCATTGCATTAAACCCGTCCACCGTTTTCCAAGCCGAAACAGCAAAAGATACTACGGGCCGCAATCTTGATCTGGTGACGGTTGTAAACGGAATCAAATATATAGCGGGGCGTCCGATTATAGAAACAAGTTCCGTCATACCCGGTAAATATTTTACGGGAGATATGATAAACGGAGCCGCACTGGTCGATTACACGACTCTTACCCTTGAATTTGCGGAAGACAGGGAAAGCATGCTGCAAAACTTCATTACGCTGATTGCGCAGGAAGAAGTTATGTTACCGGTTTATAATCCCTTCTCATTTGCTTACGGAAATATTCAGGACGTATTAAATGCAATAGAAAAGGCATGAAAATGACGAAGGTAATCCTGACGGGCGAAAAAGCCGAAATTGAAAAAATCATCCGGGAAAACTCGATAAGAGTCGGTCGCGGATCGGTAAATTTTTCGGAATACCCTGAAGAAAGAGGCGAAAAGGAAATCGATGATAAAAAGCCCGAAAAAGCTCCTCCTACAACATCCAAAAAGAAAAAAATAGACATAGACGAATGATCATTATAGATAATTCATATTTTCAAGGCGAGCTGTATCTGCCGGATCTTGAATACAGGATCTCGGATGATGTGGCCGCCGCCTTGCAGATAGTCGGGGAAAACAATCTCGGATGGTTTGCGGATAAATACGAATATGAATATCTGGTCAAATTACTCGGAAAGTCTTTTGCCGATGCTTTTATCAAAGGATTGAAAGATGATCCGGCAGATAAAAAATGGTCGGATTTGAAAGATCATCTTATCATCGATACCGGTGAAAACAGATATTCCCCCATCGCCAATTATATATACTACTGGGTTATGCGATCCGGTAAAACAAAAACAGCGGTGACAGGGGAAAAGGTAGGGAAATCATCTTATACATCCACCGCTTATATAGGCGATAAGGTCGTTAAAGCTTGGAATGACATGGCCGATATGTCGGTCGGGTTTCTCGTATGGTTGAAGAAAAACAACAAACCGTATGAAGAATATCAGACCGGCAATCCGGATTGGAGAGACATATTGTCAAAAATAAATACAATCGGATTATGATTAATTTTTCGGCCAACAGGGTAATGGGCTCCGTAATTTACAGAACAAGGGAAAGCCTGAATAAGAATATACAATTTCTGGATAATATCAAAAGATGTTATTTTTATCCGACTGTCGTAACCGGCGGAAAAATAAATCTCTGGCATTATCCGGGAACACAGAACGAGATTTCGGACATTTTCCTGAAATTGGCGGAAAAACCGACAGGAAGAAAATTGAAATTTCCCTCTGTTTTTAATATGCAGGCAATTCATCAGCAGAGAGGAGGTGCGGACTATTTAAGTAATATCAATTACAGTCTTATATTTACCGCTCCTGTTGTGAGTCATTGGACTACCCCGGAGAGAGAAAAAGAAGCATTTGATTTCATTTTAAGGCCTATTTACAATGAATTTATGAATCAGGTGCAAAGATGCGGGTATTTCGATTTGCCTTATGGTATTCCTTTCCATGATTATTACGAAGTATTTACCACCGGAGAATCAACCGGGCATCTGATAAAGCGATACGGAGATAATTTTGATGCAATAGAACTTTGGAATCTGAAACTTAAATTAAGATTATTATGCGAAAAAGATTTTCTTGAAATAGAAAATGAAAGTAAAAAAGTAACGGAAATATTTATATTTAAAAAGTAAAATTATGAGCAGTTGTTTAATGAACGCCTTTAACACAGGTCTTCCGAATTGTGATATAAAACCGGGCAAACCCTCCGGCCTTTTATTTTGCACCGAAGACGTACAAATTCCGAATACCGCAGATGTATTGTCTGTTTTTAAGGAAAAGGTCATTGCCGAAAATCCCGAAGACAGAGTATTCCCGATATACGGAATGAAACAGGTAGACAACGGTTATACCGAACCTACACAGGGTACTCTGGCCGGATACGGATACTCGGAAAAACTTGCCGACGGTACCATTATCAGCACATTCAATTTTCCGATGCAGATATGTGTCGCCAAAATGCTTGCCGGAACAGACGGATTCAGAGGGAGGGTGTTTATCCTTTGCGATAACGGCATTCTGTTATGTGAAAGGGGATCAGACGGAAACTATATCGGATTGAATGTGGACAATGTAGGATTTCAGATGAATACACCGTTCGGTGACGGTCAAAATGTTGCGGTCGTAAAAATTTCCGTGAATTTCGGTTCGGATTTGAGAATGGCAAAATCAATATTCGGAATCAAAGCGGATTTCGGCGCGAATGATCTTCCCGGACTGATCGATCTTTCTCTGACCCAATGGACTCCGATGACATTTGTCGTCACAACCACTTGTATGGGGTCGAATTTGTTTGACGGATACAAAACGGAATTGTCGACGGCAACCATCTGGAATGTGACAAGGCTGGATACAAACACGAAAGTCACCGTAACATCGGTGACTCCCGATGCCGTGAAATCGGCATTCAAATTGACTCTGTCCGGAACAATCCCGGCCAATACAGCCTTGAAAGTGTCGCTTGCGCCGCCTTCACAGTTGGATAACGCAGGAATATCCGGATATGCACAGGCTGATCCCGTCATCGTAAAAGCCGTTTGATTATGATTATAGGAAATACGGGATTTAATGCCGGTTACGCAAAATCAGTCACTAAAAATGAATTTGTGTCCCATTTCGAAAAGACCGGCGTATGGATCGATAATCCGGACAGATTAAAGGATTTTGCGAAAGCATACGACGTGCTGACGGGGAAAAAGGAAGAAAAAGAAAAAAAGGGGGATGAGTCCCTGCCTGACGAAGGGGAGCATTAAGCTCCCTTTTTAATTAAAAAAATATGGCTACGGTATCAGATGTCATGAATAATCTTTCTTCTCTGAATATTGAAGAAATGATACAGGATATAGTCAAGGATGATTCCGGTACTCTTCTGGACATTCAAAAAGAGCAGTTAATGGCCGGACAGGATAACGAAGGAAATCCGTTGACGCCTTCTTACCGTGATGATCCGTTTTTTAAAACACTGGAGGCGGCACAAAGATACTCCGATTGGAAAGACAGAATAACCCCTCCGACCGGCACGAGAGCATATTCCGAGAGGCCGAAAGGAACCCCGAATCTTTTCATCAACGGATATTGGCAGAGCGGGATAAAGTTTATACCCGAAAACGGACTTTTCGAGAATGACAATCCGCTGAATACGGAAATAAAACCCAAATATCCTTCTTCACTCGGATTGAATCCGGACGGTATAAAGTATTACAGGGATTTCTATTTCGATGAAAAATTTTTCGGGGAGATTCATGAAAAAACGGGATTATGAAAGATTGCGGATGCGGAAAAAGCAAACAGGCGGACGAAAACTACATGAAGGTTAAAAAGCTGGCACAGGCATATTCGGATAAAACAAAAGAATGGATCGTTTTGTATTTTCTTGATTGCGGAAGCTGGGATTTTTCAAAAACGGATGAATTTGATGAAAGAGGAAAAAAGAATATCGAATATATCGTGCCGGTGTATTGACATTACGCTTGACGAGTTCATGGATTGCGTATGCAACGGCAACTTTTCCAGAATAGTGCGCGGCGGGAATCCGTCCGACGGGGAAATCTCGGAGGCGTGGTCTGAATTGTACGCCGAATACTCGGAACTGTCCAGAAATATGAGGTATCAATATATTTTCAACCTTTCACGCGAGATTTATATGCTTTCGGCAAAACTCGAATTAGTGGGCAGGATACTCTTGTTACCGAAAGACAATATGACGGCACATCTTAAACTTCTTAAATATAACGGAACACCGAAAAATATCAAGGCCGAAATAAAGCGGCAAAGTCTGGTTTTATCCGAAAAAGAAAAGGAGTTGTCGGGAATAAACAGAAAAGACGGCGGAAAAATGACAGAAAGAGACTTTATCAAATGGATCGTTCCCGTAAGCAGATTTATGAATCAGAGAATCGACAAAAAAACGACATCTCTATTGGAGTTTCTCGAAATGAACAGGGAAATGGAAGAATATTACGAACATCTTAACAGAAAATAATCATGGCCGGACAAAAAGGTATAATAGATCAGATTGCCGACATAAACGCCATAAAAGCGCAAGTAACCGAGGTAAACGGAGAGCTTGACAAAATTTCCTTTAAAATATTGGAGATAGTAAAAGGAGGAGCCGAAAATCTTGAAAAGATGAAAAAAGCGGCGAACTTTTCCGATTTACAAAAAGCGGCTCAAAATTTTAAAGAAGATATAAATAAGATGACGCAAGCCGAAAAAGAAAGGGCTAAAGTTATTGATGATAACAGGGTTTTACTTGCTAAAGCAACAGATATTTTAGAGAGATATTCGGCAGATACTTATGAGACTCAAAAAGCTTTGGCTAAAGTAAAATCCGAGCTTATATCCGTTAATGAAAAAATAAGAGAAAACGAAAAAGAATATAAATCAGGAGTAAAAACAGAATGGCAATATATAGATGCATCCACCGAATTGATAAAGAAGCAGCAGGAGCTCAAAGCCGCACAATCAGAATATTCATTGCATTTAAAAGAGGCGGTAAAATATGAAAAGGCAAATGAAGATACAGACAAAGGAAGAGCTGTTATACTTGGAAGATTAAAAGATTTGTACAGAAATCTGACCGATGAAGAAAAAGAGTCGATCAATCAAACTAAAGGGTTGATTGATGTCATTCAAAAATTAGACAACGGATTAAAAGAATCGGATGCCGCAATAGGAAATCATCAACGCAAAGTCGGAAATTATGAAGTCGCAGGAAACTCAATGCGATCCGAACTTACAAAAATGACGAATGAGTTGGCACAGATGCGATTAGAGGGAGAGTCAGGCGGAGAAGAGTACGAAAATCTTGCAAGAAAGGCAGCTGAATATAAGCAATCCGTAAATCTCGCCAATAGTGAATTGAAAAATTTAGCATCCGGGACGGGAAATTTAAAAGCGGTGGGGCAGGCAGTTCAAGGGGTCATGGCTTCATATGCCGCATTCAAGGGGGTGACGGCCGCGCTCGGTATTGAAAACAAAAACCTTGAAAAATCAATGAATACGTTAATGGGATTGATGACGGCGATGAATTCGCTTACTCAAATGTCAAACGTATTCAGAAAAGACAGCGCATTAATGGTTGCACTCCAAAGAGTTCAATCATGGGCTTTAACCAAAGCAAAAGAGCAGGAAGCGGCTGCCATTGCACGAAAAATGATTGTCACGCAGGCGGAAACCTCGGCAATGGCGGGAAATACGGTTGCGGGAACGGCCAATACAGCGGCAACGGCGGCGAACACCGTTGCGGCAACGACGGGCACGGTGGCAAATACAGGACTTGCCGCATCATTTCACGCAGTTAAAGCGGCAATTTTATCTATTCCCGGTTTCGGGTGGATTTTGGCCGTAATGACAGCATTGATCGCTCTTGTTTCTTATTTTTCAAAAGAAACAAGTGGGGCTTCAAAAAAACAGGAAGAATTAAACAAGAAAATGGAAGAATCTAAAATAATAAATAAAGAGCAGGCTGATGAAATATCTAAATCTTATGGACAATCAATAGGGAAAATAGAAGCATTGCGTGCGGCATTAGACTCCGAGAATATATCAAGAAATAATAAGCTGAAAATCGTAAGGGAATTGAGTAGGATAATACCCGGTTATAATGCTAAACTAAGCGAGGAAGGTCGTATTATTTGGGAGAATAAGGGCGCTATTGATGCTTATTTGGCGAGCTTGGAAAAACAGTTAAAATTCAAAGCCGCTGAAAGCAGATTGCAGGAATTGGCCAATAAACAAATGCAGCTTGAAATAACCAACAAAGATGCGATTTTAGCATTTAAAGCCTTTGAAAAACCACTTCCGGGAGAAACGGAACAATCAAAAAAGGCCCGCTTGGAAACGTTAAAGATATACAGAGATCAATACAATGTATATAAGATGCAAACTCAAGAGATAAAGAATCAATCTAAGGAAATAGAGAATTTTATCAAAAGAAATGATCTGTTCACTGAGCTTGATTTTAATGATTCGAAAGGATCGTCGGGCGGCGAGAATAAAACAATCGAAAGAATAAAAACCGAACTCAAGGCATACGGAGATCTGAATGAATTAACCGAAAAAATAAATGCGGAAAAGAATAAGGCTGTTGTCGACCAAGATAAAAATTCCTACAATGAAAGAATAAACCTCCGTGAAGCTTTTGTGAATAAGCAGAAGGAACTTGTCGGAAAGGAAATGACGGAATCTTTCAACGGTAATGTAGATCTTCTTGCACGTCCTCTCGTTGATGCCGCCGAATTAGTCAAAAAAGGATGGGAAGACGCGGGTGAGGGAATCGCCACCGTGTTCAGTTCTCAATTCGGCATTGAAGATAAGGACGGTAATATCGTCGAGATTTTAGTAACCCCGATTTTACCGGACGGAACGATTCTGTCGCCGGAGGAGTTGGACGGCTATATACACGGACAATTGGAAGGGGCTGAAAGTATTTTGGCTGCCGATACAAAAGGCATTGTTATTTCGGTGGATGTAGACCCGGACGGAGAAGCAGGAGAGCGGCTTCATCAATTACAGGAACAGTACCACAATTTAAATGATGAAGCCGGACAAAATAAAATAATTGAAAGTGACGAGGAATTTTTCAGTTTGAGACTTAACGCTTTGGATAAATATATAAAAGCCCGACAATCCGCCGTTGAAGCATCAAGAAAGGCTGATATTGATGAACTCAGAAATAAATACAAGGGTCAATTCAAAACAGAGGAAGAATTTCAAAAGATAGCGGCAAACTCCATTAAGCTTATAAATACAACGGCGGATAACGAAAAAACCAAAATAACCGAAGACGGAGAAAATCTCCGTTTGAAAATTACCGGAGATTATATTAAAGAAAAGGTCAAGGCCCTGAAAGAAGGAATGGAGAATGAGGCAAACGCCATCAAAGATAAAGAGCAGAAGGAATATGTCGAGCTGTCAGAAGCTTATGCTTCAGGTAAATTAACCAAAGAGCAATACGAAAGAGAAAAGAATGCGGTTGAGCAAAAATACAGGGATTTAAGTTTTCAAAACGAGATCGATCATTTGAAGAAAATGGCTGGTCTCATCGAAGATCCGGGTGAAAGAGACGCCGTTTTGAAACAAATCAATGACAAAGAAATAAAATACAATGAGGATAAGAATAATGCCATAGTCAAATCCAACGAAGATACGGCCAAAAAAAAAGAAAAAATAGAAGAAGATCTGGCAAAGCGTATAAAGGAACTTCAAAAAAAGCTTCTTTCAGAATCGGTATCCTTACTTAAAGATGCGCTCTCGGCACAATTCGAGGCTCAAATAGAGAGTCTGGAAAATCAAAAGACGCTCGTCGACGAAAGAAAAGATCATGAAATAGCCGCATTGGAAGCCATGGGCCTTTCATCGGAAGAATACGAGGCCCGCAAAGCCATGGCCGAAAGACGGGCGGACGAACAAAAGAAACAGATCGAGGAAAGGCAGAAAAAGATAAAAATACAGCAGGCCAAGTTTGAAAAAGCCGTAGCCGCAATGGAGATAGGAGTAAGTACCGCAGCGGCGGTAATGAAAAATATAAAACAATTGGGATATATCCCTGCCATTCCGATAAATATTTTAACCATTGCATTAGGCGCCGTTCAATTGGCGACGGTCTTGGCAAAGCCCATTCCCCAATACGCACGCGGAACGAAGGATCATCCCGGCGGCCCGGCATTTTTGGGAGACGCGGGGAAAAGCGAGGCGATCATATTACCCGGCGGAACCGTGATGAAATCCCCTTCACATAAAACGCTGCTTGATCTTCCCGAACACACGGCGGTATTGCCTGATTTCAACGATATAGTAAAATTCTCCGAAGGAGAACGGTCGTATAAGATCAACCGGATACTCAAATACGAGAGACGGGGGAATAATTTCAATGACAAGAACATCATCAAGGCAATCAGAGATTCACAGACCTTGTTAAACATCAATCTGGACAGGAACGGAATGTGGAGATACGGCAGCGGTAAAGCGGAGAAGATCCGCATTTTGGAGTCGAGGCTGAGATTAAATTAAAATACGGACAATCCGATTTGTTGTAAATAAAATCACTACCAAAAAAATTATGGAAGAAAGCATTTTTAAAAGAGATTTCCGTTATTCTTTTTTAAGAAACGGTGTCATAGAATTGGTATCGGAGCATGCCCCTATCGGCTGGGAAGATAATCCGGTCACTTTTAAACGGGCGGCCAATGTCGACAGTCTCACGTCGAGCTATGTCTCCGATTTTGAATTTGTGAAAGAGGCAAGGGATTATCTTAAGGAAATATTCGAAAACGAATATGAAAAAGGAATGAATCCCAAAGTGCAATTGAAAATAGAACAATTCGACACAAGTGATTTCAAATACAAATTTTTCTACATCGGGGATGTATCGTTCTACGAAATGGAAATATCGAAAATTTCGGCAAAGTTTAATGTCCAGAACTTAAATCTTGAATCGAGAATAAATGCAAACACCAAAACGGTATTCGAGTATCCTCTTTCCGAATTGCCGACACGATCGGTATTTTATGGCAGGTTGATATTGGAAAATAAAGCCGAAATATTTGTCCAGACAGTTGATACTAAAATTGCTTATGAACATATTATAAAAACATTTGACTTGGGGATAATTACGGATGAACTTCCGTCAGGGGGATTCCTTATTCAAAATAATATAGATAAAGAAAACAAAAATAACAACAATTTTTTTCTCCAATCTCTTAGAATATTTACTCAAAGTGTCAATTTTGATATAAAGTTTAACGGAGACGTTCGTGTAAGACCGCATGACTATACGCACCTATATGTTCAGATTATGATAGTAAAGCCCGACAATACATCTGACTATAAAACACTTTGGTACGGAATATGGCGTAACACAAGCTACGAGATAAACGGAATCACATATCAAAATCCGGTGTATCCGTCAACCTTTCCGATTGAAATAAATTATAACGAAAGCATTGATTTTAATAATGAAGATAAGGCGTATTTGATTTATGATTTTCTAAATTCGGTTCCAAATGATCTTGTATTCGTTTTTTATCCAATCTTAAATCTTTCGGGATATATGAATCTGTCATATTACGCAAGATCAGAAAGAAGCCGGCTGATACCCGCCGTAAAACCATCCGATCTTTTACGTTCGGTATTGACAAGATTAGCCGATGATGCTGTTTATGACCTTGATTTGAGTTGGCTGGAAAGCAATCCTTTAAATAATTGCCTGATCACATCGGGGGACGGCATACGCGGAATAACGGATGCGAAAATAAAAGTGTCTCTGGATAATCTGATGAAACATTTGAGATCGACAATCGGAATGGGGTACGGATACCGAATGGACGAAGCCGGAAAACAGACTTTTTATGTCGATCTCATCGATAATTTTTATAAAAAAGACGAACTTCTTTTTGAACTTGGAAGGGTGAAGAATCTTATCGTAAAATCCGATGCGAATAATATATACTCTAAAGTGGACGTCGGATACAGGGATCAGAATATAGACAATCTGAACGGAAGGTATGATATTCATTCCACTGTTTCGTTTACCACAATGGGAAATGATTTGGATAAAAAATTCGACTGCGTATCCCCTTTCATCGCATCCTGTTATGCGATAGAATATCTTTTGCTCGATTACGAAAAAAATCCGTCGACGGACAGTTCAAACGATAACGATTGTTTTATTTTCCATTGCAACTCTGATGTGGTTAATGGAATGGTGACGCTTGACAGGCGCATCATCTCCGCCGGGCATCCTGCCGGAGATTCGTTGTTTAATCTCGGATTTACCCCGAAAAGAAACATGTTGAGATGCATCAGCATCATAAGGTCTTTCACTTCTTTATCGGGAAATTCGCTGTATTTCGCATCCAGCCCCAAAAATGAGAATGCGAGAACAAAAGAGCCGGGAAATCACCCGTATATTACCGAGTTTGATGATCTAAACAATATGGGTGATTATAAGGAAATATTCAGGATGATCAACTACGAATTTGAGAATCAGGATGCCGAAAGACTTGCGGCCAAACTTGTGACGACGGGAGGATACGGATACATTACTTTCACGGACGATGACGGAAACACGCGGAAAGCCTTCGTACAGGAAATCGGAGAAAATGTGGCTGTTAACATGGATCAGAAATACAAACTTTTGAAGATGATTGAAGATGATTGAATAAGTCCAAGAGAGTATGCTCTTTTTATTTTAATGCTTAATCAATCCATTGACCTTGCCACCGCTGTTTTTTGCAGTTGTTCGGGCCTTCTCCTGTATCTGTCGAAAGCTTTGGATTTTTCCGAATGCCCGGACATCGAGGCAACAACATGGAGAGGTTCTCCGGCCTGACAAAGAATGTCGATAAATGTTTTTCGTGCAAGGTGGGAAGATGCCAATTCATACAGTTTAAAGAATTTTTCTTTTTTTTCGTCCCTGTCATATTGCACTATAACCCTGTCCAATCCGGCAATCCTGAAAACCGCTTTAATATTTTCGTTATAATCGGATGAGTTTAAGAAAGGCATCAACAATTCATCCCGTCTCCGGTCTTTTTTATATTTGTTGATTATTTCTTTTGCTCTTTCGGAAACAGGTACGATTATTTTTTTCAAGACATCATTACCTCCGGTTGTTTTTTGCGGGTAATAAACAACTTGATTGTTTTGCAGGTTGTTTACGGTCAATCTCAAAAAATCACCCACCCGACATCCGAATGCGGCTTGTAAACAAAACATGTCTTTTGTCAATTCAAATTCTTTATTCTCAAATTTTGTATTGTATAGTTGTGCCAATTCCTCCCGCGACATGCAGACGGGTTCATCATAGGCTTCCCTTCCGATCTCCTCTGCAAAGTCTATCTCCGAAAATGGATTTGATGATATATATTTTTTCTTTTTTGCATGGTTGAAAAATGCTCTCAATCTCTTTAACAGACATACGGCAGTGTTTTCGGATAATCCCTCATCTTTTTTGAGATAGTTTTTATAATGCATCGGATCGAAATTATGTTCATTCAGTTCATGTTTTAAGTATGAAGAATAGGCTGTCAATTTGTTTTTATCGGATTTTAAGTGCTTCATTCTTTCCTTTGACACTTTTCCGTTTTTATCGGATATGTATAATTCATATATATCAAAAAAGGGCAAATTTTGGTTGATAATCGCCTTTTCATTATCCGATTCTTTTTGCTCCCCTAATTCTTCCCGCAAATACTTTTTAAAATCTTCCTTTGAGAATATTTCAAACTCCCGTCCTTTGTAGTGTTTTTCAAAGACGGACAATGCGGCATTATCCAATTCTTTTAATCGTGCATTTATAACGCTTGCGGAGACTCCTGCCTTATTAAACGTATTTTTCTTTGCCTGTTGGATATAAACAGCCGAGTTGCTTAATATCACCTTTTCTTTAATAAAGTTTTCCGGACTGATTCTATGACCGGAATAGTAAAATATCTCGTTTCCCTCTATTGTGGCTACAAGGTGTATCTGACTTTCACCTCTGCTTTTTCCGGAAGTGATCAAACTGAATCGTGTTTTAAATCTGTGTATTTGCATATAGCATTTCCTAAGTACCTGACAAAAGTACTTAGGAATTTTATACTTATGAAATATAATCGAAACTAATTATCACTAATTTAAACTAACTGATTATATTTTTGATTGTCAGATATTTAAATACACAACTGACTCAATATATTAAAAAACAATTGATTATATTATGTGAAAATAAAACTCCCGTCAGGGACGTAATATTTCCCCCGCATATTACGTCCCTGACGGGACTTTATCCATCGGAGAAATTCTCCTTTCTACCGATATGTTGTCCCTGACGGGACTTGGGCGAAAAGGAGTCTGACATTATTCTACCAATATTCAGTCCCTGACGGGACAAAAAAAACAAATATTTTTTTAATATTGAAACATTTTTTATACCCCACTTGTGCGGGAACAGGTAGGTATAACATTCGATAATCATAAAATGTTATTATTGACATTATGTTTCTCCCGCCATGACGGACATGTTGTCCGTCAGACAAAAAGATTTCTCATTGGAAATAAAAATATTTTTATCGACATTTTCTTTCTCTCATTATCATGAAATCGGTGTAAAGAGTCGGACTGCAAGTTTTTTTGAACAGGCAACGGACGGACAGCATGTCCGCGGGGGGAAAAACGGTCGGAAAGATGAAACAGGGAAATCCCCGCGGGCTTTTACCTTGTTCTTTACTTGGAGTTTTTGATATATTTCAGGTTGCGGATCATGGCCCGCAAATCTTCTCCCGGAGTAAACAGGATTTTGGCCGAACGGATGTAACCGGC